AAATAGGGAGTTGGTGAAGATTATCCTTTACCAGCGCCCTTTTTCTTTTAAAAATGAGAAAATTTCGGTATAATAGTCAGTTATACCGAAATCATTCTATAATCGTTGATACATAAGGGTTTTATGTATCGCTTTTTTAATTTTGTGGACTTTTTTAAGAACTTTTTATTTTTTCGAGGGCAGTTTCAAAGAATGAGACTGCTCTTTTTTGGTCTTCTTTTGATAAATGGCTGTAAGTATCCATAGTTACAGATATTTTTGCATGGCCAAGCCGTGTCTGTATTTCCTTGTATGGCAGGCCAGCATTAAGCAAGATACTAGCGTGAGTGTGTCGGAAAGCATGAAAGCCTAAATCAGTACAGTTAGCGTTTTTTAAGTGCTTATGTAGGCGATAATCAACCTTTCGAGTATTGACATAGTTGTCAAAGCTATCAGAGAATACTTTCTCATAGGTTAAGCCAATGTTTCTACCGTTTTCTGCTTGTCTTGCTCGGTAGAGACGAAGCATGAGTACTGTTTTATGATCGATATCTAGAACTCTATAGCTTGATTTTGTCTTAGGAGTGTTTACCTGGTTTAAAATGTTGAGTGTTTTGTTAATATCGATTGTTCCGTTCTGCAGGTCAATATCAGACCATTCTAGGGCCAGACATTCACGGATGCGCAGTCCAGTAGCTAGGAGCGTTTTATAAAGCACAGTATCATAGAAATTGATAAAGGTATTCTCCAGGTTATCGAGATAGGAGAGGAAGTTTTTAAGTTCCTGATCTTGAAAGTATTTAATTTCTTGCTTACCTCTTGTTATCTTTCTAGGAATGACAACATCACGAGCAGGGTTATTATCCAATGCCTGGATAGAAACTCCATACTGTAGAATACGTTTATTTAAGGCGTGAAGGTGATTGTATTCTTTATACCCCGTTCCGTCCTGATTGTACTCATCCGCCCACTTATTTACCTGAGTTTGGATAATAACAGGAGTAAGTTTATCTAGTTTGTAAGTACCAAATGAGGGCAAGAGGTAATTATTTAAGCAACCTTTTATCTTTATCTGCGTATTAGTTTTTATGGTATGCTGGTAGGTTTGCCAAAATAAGTCCACAAGTTCGCTATAGGTTGTTATATGTGAGCGTTGTTTCCGTGTCGAGCCGTTTTTCTCAAATTCTACCTTAACCTGAGTGGCCTTGTTTCTGAGTTCTTTCTTTGTTCGTGCTGATATGGTAGTCTTGACCTTCTTACCAGTTACAGAATCGATACCAAGATAGATACTGGAGCGGTAGACTGCTGATCCATCTTTTTTCGTGTGTTGTGTAATTTTCATGGTTTTAACTCCTTTTCCATCAGCAGGCAAGCAATTAGAAAAGGTTTTGAGTTTATACCATGCGAGGAGCTACGAGAAGTTCTTATTTTTACCGATATAATTGACCTTTTTCATAAAGAAGAGTTATTTAAGATAGATTGATAGACTTTAATAAAATGCTATTTTATATGTTGGACAAGAATACTAATCTATAAACCGCTATAAACTGCTATAAACTGCTATAAACTGCTATAAACTGCTATAAACTGCTATAAACTGCTATAAACTGCTATAAACTGCTATAAACTGCTATAAACCACTATAAACTATTTATCTTTTAAAGTATAGTATTGTGTTGTATCTCTTCTACCGCTACCATGCCACTCTAGAATATCTAGATCTTCCGTTAGTCTTTTTAAAATCTTAAGAGTATATGGTCTACTTTTTTGTATTAATTCCATAACTTCAGAAGTAGTAATTTTAGTGTCACGGTAAGCTAACGTGACAACTTGCTTTTCAAGAGCATTTAGAGAGGAGAAGAGTTCAGGAGATAGTTTTTGGCGTAATTTATCTGAAATACGTAGTTGTCGATTTAAAATGTTATTTTCTAACATAAGTAACACGCTTGAATTATTAGGTTCAGAATATTTAGGTTCATTTAAAAAGAAACTTTCCATCTCACTATAGATACGCTTAACTCCTTCATTCATTTCTTTTACCCAACCAAATTCAGATAGAATTCGTGCTATTTTTGGATTTCTAGAAAATCGTTCATTGAGTATATTTTGGATGGTAACTATATTTGGAAGTACACCTGGACTCCTTATTTCTAAGCGATCATCAAAAAGTGTTACGGTAATATGTTGTCCACGAATTGAGTAATTTCTATGGGTAACAGCATTTACAATACCTTCAAACCAAGCAAATTCAGGATATTCAGGCATCACTTGAAACCTTCCATCTTCAACCAAGTATTGAAAATCTCTGAGTTGATTTTTTACAAAATCGCGACTTTCTGTAATAATTTTAGGAATAGCTCCATCAAATGTTTGCTCTTTGACAACGTTGAAATCTTGTCCTGTTTTAGCAAAAGTATCGCTATATTTAATAACTCTTAGACGAGCTTGTGGGAGAAACGCTGACGGATTGCTACCAAACAGAAGAATAGCTGCATTTGTTAATTTACCATCTCTAAGAAGTCCACGGCTTTTTAAGACTTGTTCGATAGAAATATCAGGTAAACCAATTTTGTCTTTATAACTTTGGATTAATTCACTATCTATATCATCAATCGTTGCTCCTTCAACTATCTCATCTTCAAAATATCGTTGCCCTTTGTCATAAGTAAGTTGAAGTCGTTGTTCATGACTTAGGGGAACTGATTTATCTCCTTGTCTTAGAAATGTCTCATCATTTGTAGAGATAATAACGCGGTCAACCGAAGGATTCACTGAAATTAAAAGAACACAATCTTCCTCACCGCTTGAATTTATAACTGGAATAATTTTATCTGAAAATGATATAGGAGTTTGTTTAAGTTGGTATGGGATGCTTTGGAAGGCTTCAATGGGTTTTGCACGTTGGCCAGAGAAGCCTGTTATCTCTCCATCGTCTTCAATTCCAATAACAAGATGTCCACCTTCAGCATTTGCGAATGCAACAAGGTGTCTTAGGATATCTTTTGGTTGAATACGTGCACTTTTTCGATCAAAGTGTTGATCTTCAGGTGTAGATTTTAAATAGTCGATATCAAATATTTTTTCCATGTGTTTCCTTCTTGTTAATCAAATCTTGAAATTCCCTCTATTTTCGCGCAAAGTAGCTGAAAATCAGGCTATATTGTATAAAGGTTTTAGATAATCTTCTCAAATACCATTGTGGCTTGGATACGGTCGCCACCGCCTAGTCCTTTGCTTCCACCATTGGCGGTTGTGATGGTATGCAGGCGATAACCTTTTGAAGCTTGTTTATTGATAACATCTTCTAATTCTGTAAGGTTTCCTGATCCAGTGCCGAAAAACTTTTCTTTCAAAGTTACCTGAAGGACAACGTAGTGTAGTCCATTTACTCCAGAAGCAGTAGAAAAACTACCTTCTTGTTTTACAGTGTCAAAAAATCCCATGGGGTTACTCCTTTTCGTCGTCTCTCTCAGATAGTTTTTGAACTAAATCAAAAGCTATTTTTTTATCATAGTCATTTAAAGAAATATAGTTGATTAAAATATCTGCAAAATTTGTATTTTTCTCTTTATCAGCATTTATTAGTTCTTCAATTGTAAACATATACGATTGGCTATGATTAAGCAATCCTTTTCCAAAATTGTCATACTTTACAGGATTATTTATATGTTCTTCAACGTTTTTGTACGCTGAACCAAGTTCATTTATTTTTTTTATATCTATTCCCAATAAGTAACCAACGTTTACCCCAAAATATTCAGCTAGTTCTTGAGCTTTTTGCGTTTTTATTGGACGTTCTCCCTTTTCCCACCGAGATATAGTTTTTTCATTTATTTCTAAAAGATTGGCTATTTCTTTCTGAGATTTCTTTTTTTCTTTTCTTAATTCTTTCAATCTATTCATTAATCATAATACCTTTCACTGCTAATTATAACACTTATTTTAAAAAAAGACAAAATTGTCTGTTAAAAATTAAAAAAACGCTTAACATGGACAAAAATGTCTGATATTATAAAATCTGTAAAGGACAAAAATGTCCGTTCTCTTCAACTTTTCACACTTTAATCTATTTATGGAGGGGAATTTTTAGAAAGGAGGAAACCTATGGGGAAACTAAGAGGTTATCGAGTTATGTTAGGACTAACTCAGCAACAGATGGCGGACAAGCTAAAAATTTCTTTGCAATCTTATAATAACAAAGAATTAGGAAAAACACCATTCAATGACAAAGAACGCCTAGCGATTAAGTCAATGGTTGCAGAAATTAAGTCAGATATAACCATAGATGAACTATTTTATAGTTAGAAAGGAGCGAACTAATCGCAATACTACTCTACATTTACAGATTTCTCATGTGGTGCTTTACCACTGGGGATTGATAAACGGATCTAGCTAACTATTTGCTAGTGTAATTTGCTTGCTACCTATGGCAGTATCAAGGGTTTGTAGGGGTTCATATTCTCCGATTTTACCCTACTTTAATGCCTTACCTTGGTACTGTTTTAGGTGGCAAGCACGAGCAACAAGAAGAAAGGAAACTTATGGAACTAGTATATATAGACGGCAAGAAAGAGCCGTACACTACGAGTGCAATCATAGCTGAATGTGCTGGAGTAAAGCACCACGCAATACAGGAACATATTAGAAAACAGATTGGACGACTGGAGCAATTTGGAAAGGTGTCATTTAAAATGCGACCTTTACAAAGTGGACAACAGGCAAAAGATTATATTTTGAACGAGCAACAGGCTACTTTGCTGATTACATTCTTAAAGAATACTGAGCAAGTGGCCAACTTCAAAACCAATCTTGTCAAAGCCTTCTTTGAAATGCGTGATGAACTTTCTAAGCGCTATCTTCAAAGAGAACTGGAAAAGCCAAAGCGCAAGACCTTAACCGAAGCTATTCAAACATGGGAGAAAAAACCTAAGCATCCCTATAGTACCCTTACAAACTTACTACTAAAGGGAGTGACAGGGAAGAATAAAGCGCAACTCATGAAGGAGCGAGAAAGTAAGAACGGTATAGATGGCTTGACAAGTGTAGAATTGACAAACTACCAACGTTTGGAAGATATGGCAATAGCTATGATTAACTTGAATAGGGGGTATTCAGAAATTAAGGAATTAATTTTTAAAGTATAGGAGTATAGAAAATGGAAAATGATTTTAAGACAGTTACAAATGCCAAGGGGTTAGAAATTCCCAAGTATTCCAAGGATTTTAAAAAGCTAGTTGAGAAAGACAGACAACTAGCCGAATATCTTTGTATGAACTACGAGAAACTGGAGAGTGAAGACCTGGGCGCATTTCTTGAAACAGTGGAGCAGGGATTCAGCTGGATTCTGGATCTTATCGAAAGTAAAGACTTGCTTTATAAACCAAAGTCAGGTAGTAATCATGCAAAAAGAAAATAAAAAAAATCACTTGCTCAAATTTTAGACGAGACGAGCAAGCGACGAGATTCAGGGTATAGAAATTTTTTCTATGCTCTGATTATAGCAAAAAATATCTATTCTATCAAATATCTAAATAAGAACCGAAGAGCAGGCAAGCAATTAGAAAAGGTTTTGAAATCAAGTGCTGACAGGGTGATTCTACGGCCTTGTTTCGCTGAAAGATGGGTGATTACCCACGAAACATCACTACATGCGTTCGCCAACTAGGGGCAAAAGCCCAGCGTTTGGAGTGGTGCTAATCATGTATAAGAAAAGACAATTAAAAGGCACAGGAAAACAATATGGCATTAAACATAAAGGAAATTCAAGAGCAAGGGGGCAGACTTGGAGATGTGCTTCCCAGAATTGAATTAGTAAGACAGTTGAGCAATTCGCTGATAGTTGCGAAAAATAACGGATCAGATTCTGCTATCTTATCTGGACAGATGGCAGAGGGCTTGGCCGCTATTCGTGACCAGATGGAGCAACTCTATAGAGAGTTGGACGGGATTGCAGTTTATCTCCTTAATTGTGAGAATTTTGAAGAATTGGGGTACAAGTCAGATGATAACACCAGACATAAGAAAAATGACACAAACAGAATTTGATAACTTCATGGTTGATTTAAATGAAAATGAACCAAACCTATTCCAGTTTATCGTTGATTTTATCAATAAAAAAGTATCTATCAAGGAAGTTGAAACTTTCCAAAAGATGGAGCCTGAAGTGCAACAGTTATATATCAACAATTATAAAGCGAGGGCATGACATGAATGAACTAGATATAAGCAATACACAGGCGCTTATTTTTACCGTGATTTTGATTGGTTTTCTCATGTATCTAAACCACCGAGACCGCAAAAAAAGCGCTCAAATCGAGCGAGAGAGTACACAGACGATAGAAACGACTAGCAAGGAATTAAGCCCTGATTATGGGCGATATATTCAGCTTGCAGGTGTTAAGCCATGGGGGTATTAAGATGTTTGAAAAAATGATTGAAGATTTAAAGTCTAAGATTTTGGAAGCAGTGGAACGGTATTTAAAAAGCCATGAGAAAGTGCCACAAAAAAGATTAGATTTGATTAGCAAGGTAGAACTAAAGGAAGAACTGGGCATAGGAGATAAAACCTTGACAAAATGGGAAGGTGCAGGACTACCACAGTATATACCGCCTATTGAAGATACTAGAAAAGCGTATTATAAAATCTCAGACGTTTTAAAGTTTTTGGGGGTAGATGATGGCAAAGACTAAAATATATTTTTGGTTAAAAGTTGATAAGAAGTTTTTTGATAATCTTTTTATTAAACGACTTAAAAATATGCCTGGTGGCTACACTATGATAGTGATTTATATCCGTCTTATGTTGGAAAGTTTAGAAGATGATTGCATTTTGTACTATGAAGGATATTTTGATAGTTTGGTACAGGAATTAGCTTTAAAACTCGATGTTTCTGAAGATGATATCAATATGACGGTTGCATATTTTACAAAATGCGGACTGATTCAGATAGACGATGATGGACATGCTACATTATCGCAAGCAAAAGCCATGGTTGAGAGTGAAACAAACTGGGCAAAATACAAGCGAGAACAAAGAAAAAATAGTCAAGATATACCAAAATTGGATAATGTCCAAAATAAAAAGACTATTTCCAACTCATGTCCAACAGAGATAGAGATAGATATAGATAAAGAGTCAGATAAAGATAAAGAGTTATATAAAGAATATATATTGTCAGGTAAACCTGACTTTGTATTTCCTAAATGGCTAACTTCTAGTATGATTGACGAGGTAACCAAAGGACATCCTGAAAAGTATTTAATCAGAATACCTCTAGCATATTTAAACCATACAGTTGGGAAAAATTATAAATATTTAGACAAAAATTTGAAGCCGATAATGGCACGATTCAAAGAAGGCTATACACTTGAAGATTTTAAACAGGTAATAGATATTAAAACGGCGGAATGGAAGGATAGTCATGAATTTTCTAAATATCTGAGACCAGAAACGCTTTTCGGATCTAAGTTTGACGGTTATTTGAATCAAAAGCCTAAAACCATAAAAGGGAAGTCTGAAGACAACTTCCCAGACCTACCATTTTAGGAGTTGCAAAGATGAAGGAACAATTTAAAGAATTTAATAACAGAAAAATATTGGATACGGTTTGCGATATTCACCAGGTAAATTATTGGGAAATTTCTGTACCAGTGTTAGGGGGTTCAGAAAGAAAAGTACAAGCATTTTGTCCGGAGTGCGTGAAGGGAGAGATTAAACAGAAAGAGAAAGACCTATTGCAGCAGTTCGAGGACAGACAAGCCTACTTTAAAACTTATGATGTCTTAATGCGTGAGAGTACGATTCCTAACGAGTTGAAGGGAGCGACGTTTGAGAATTTCTTTGTTAAGACTACAGAGGAGCGTCAGATGTTAGAGTTTGTTAAGGGGCAAGCCCATAAGTACCTTGCAGGTATGACAGGAAATACTTTAATCAGTGGTAGCACAGGAATAGGGAAAAGTCATTTATCGCTTGCCTTGGCCAAAGAAATCAATGAGAGCTTCAGAGAGAAGAACGAGCCTAAGAGTGTCTTGTTTGTCAGCTTAACCGAGATTATCAAGCAGATAAAAGAAGGCTGGGCTTATGGCAGAAATGCAAACTTAACAGAGTATGAGGCGGTTAAAAAGCTTGTTGATGTTGATTTTCTAATCATTGATGACCTGGGGGCAAAAAATGGCACGGTAACCCCTAAGAGCGATTGGGAACAGGATTTCTTGTTTGATATTATCAATAATCGAGAAACTACGATTTTCAACACGAACCTAGATAGTAGTGAACTGCGGACGGTATACAATGCTAGAAATTCAAGTAGAATTTTGAAAGGTTTAGAAGGGAACACTTTCAAGGCTTTTACGATCAAAGATAAAAGATACACTATAAACACAGTGAGGGGAGAATATCAATGAATGATGATAAAATGCGATTTGCAACAGAAAAAGGCTTTGTTGTCTACGAAAAATGTGGTATAATAGAAATAGAAAAAGTTCCAAGTTTTGGAGAAGTTACTTTATTCTATTCAGATGGGAAATTTACTCATCTAGTCAAAAAAGAAACTAAAAAATAAGTCTATTGAGAACAACTCAGGGACATACCGTAAGCATATAATGCTAGTGGTATGTCCCTTTTTGTTTGCATAGAAAGGGGGTGAGGGAGATGTCAGGAGATACTTCTTTAGGGTATGTAGTAGCCAATAAGTTTTCTATGGATCCAGATAAAAGACAGAAAATCTTTTCTCAGTGTAAAAAAGAAGATGATAGCTTAGAACAACGGAAACAAGAAATACTAGAAAAATATGCTAACAAACAAGACAAATCAAAATCTAGAAAAAATGATTCTAAAGGCTCGGAGAGTCATAAAAGAAAAGCTAAGAGCAAATAATTTTAGAAAAAATTATAAACAAAAATCAGATATTAAAAGATAAAGGAGCAAAAAAATGACAACTAACTTAGTTAAACAAAAAGAAAATCTAGAAGCTTATATCCGAAGTACAGGTTATAACACTAGAGGGATGAACGTAGAAAATAATCATGTACTCATTGAAAAACCAATCCTTGATAGTTACGAAGATGAACATCAACGTAAAGAACTGGTTGATCTAGTAAATGTTATTGAGACACGTACCCGTGGTGGGAAGTATGAAGTAACTGACTTTGAATCTGATTCATTACAAGAAGTTAGCGAAAATTCGGTTGAGAGAACAGAAGCAGATAAAAAGAAAAATATCAGCGTTGATTACTTAGTTAAATTATTCAGTGGAAAACTTGATTTTTCACAGGAGCAATTAGATGATGGCCAATATAATTTAACGGATTTTCTTGGTAAGAAGATTATTAAATTAAAACGTAGAACACGAAATAGAGAGATTGGGAAAATTCTCCAAACTGCGAAAGTGCAGACTGCTGCAAGTATGGACGACTTGAAATCTATTGTTTCTTTAATCAATCCAGAGCGTAATGTATCTATGGTTATTAGTCAATCACTATTTAGTGTCTTAGAAAAAATGAAAGATACTTCAGGAAATTATCTTCTTAAAGTTGATAAAGAGACAGGAACAAGTGAAACATTCTTTGTAGATAACTTTTTAATTGTAGATGATACAACATTAGGGAATAAAGGTGACAAGAAAGGATTTATCGGAGATCTAGAAAACTTTGTTACTTTGTTTGATCGAAAGAAAGATACACTTAGCTGGGCGAATGCGAATGACTATTTTGGGAAACGGTTGATTTTACATACCCGATTTGATGTAAAAAAAGTTGAAGAAGATTGTGGTTACTTTATTCAATGGAACTAGGAGAAAGAAATGGATATTAATCAAGTATTTGAAACACTGGATGATCTAGATGATAAAAAAAGTAAGATTAATTCAGCACGAGAACAGTTAAGCGAAAAAAGGAAGAGTCTTTTAGGCAATCAAACAGTTTCATTTGAGAATATAGATAATTTTTTATCTAACAACTTAGAGTCTTTGGAACAGCTTGAAAAGATGGAAAAAGCTATTAATTCTCTTCAGGAAAAATATAATAGTGATTTTTCAGAAGCTAAAGCAGTCATCTTTGAATACATTTTTAAAGAAACTAAGCAACGGATGGAAACTAAGAAGATCTATAAACAATACCGAAAGAAACTTAGACAAATTCTGGACGCATATAATGAAATTCAAGAACTAAAGAAGGATGTGGAAGAAATCCATACAGGTGTAGTCAGAGAAATAAGTCAGAAACATTCTCTATTGCTATATCGAACGGAAGTAAGTCCGCTTACTGTCTTACCATTCTTAAACCCTGATATTAGCGGGTGGATGAATTTTTCTAAGGAATATCGGGACATTAAAGAGTATTTAGAAAAATAAGGAACAAATTAAGTAAGGCTAGTGATATAGGGCTGAAACAGAAGAAATATCGCTAGTCCTACTTTTACGCTTTACTAAGTTTCACATAACAAAGTAAGCATAAACTGAAAAGAAGTAGTAGCTTGAAAGCAAGGTATATCAGGGGTTTACAGAATGGAGTGAGTTTCACAGAATGTAAGATATGAGAAACTGAGGGGATAAATTAAAGAAATTTCCCTTGGACTTGTCATATTGAAGAGTTGTCAAACTTAAAACAATGATACCTGGTAAGTGGAGTGTTGGAAGGCTTTTAGCGCTTTTTGTCAGTTTGACAGAATTTACAATTTGACAAATCGCAAGATAAAAAAATTTTAAAATTTAAGTGGAGGTACTTGCCTATGTACGAGTTGAGTAACAGAGACCTGGACGGGATAGATATTGAGTTAGGACGATATAGAACGCTTGCTAGTAAAATTTATTTGAGAAGACAGGAACTAATACATAATAAGAAACATAGCGCTGAAGATTATACAGGTGGTAAAGGAAAGAAAGTGTCGAGTCCTACTGAAGCAACCATTATTAGAATTGAAGAAGACCAAACGCTAAGATATTTAGAAGGCTTCAAACTAGTTGTAGATACCTTGATGGAAAACTTAATTGAAAGTGATCTAGTCATTTTTAAAATGAGATTTTTAGAAGCTGGTGTGACTTGGGAAGACGTGGCAGAGAAACTAAATAAAACTACTCGTTATATAAATAGCCGTAGAAAGGTAATCGCTAAAAGATTTGTGGAATTGAAAGGATATTGACTCCCCCCACCTTTTAAAAAATCTTTCTGGCCAGTAGGGTACCGGTGAAGGGAACTTTTTCCAAGTCGGAGGCCTCTAAACAAAAAGGGGGTAAAAACTGGCCAATTTACCAGAAAAAGATTAGTTTTGAATGGCAGTATATATACCGTAGAGGAGAAATAGATAAAACTTGATTTATTGCAGGAAGATAGCAAAAGAGCTATAATAAAGTGGAGCGCAAAGGATTATATTTTTAAACAGGAGATTGTAGTTATGGCAAAAAATGATTATTGGGTAGTTGTGTATAAAATTCTTAATTATTATTTTCAGAAAATGAAGCATGGAGAGCCAGCCGATGAAAATGAAATAAACTCATCCGTCTTGGAAATTCCCCACCTTTACTTAATGGATGTCTATCGTAATCTGTTTGATGACGGATTTTTGACAGGCACTTGTGTAACTGGAGACATGTCTGGGGATGTTTATATTGAGAATTTGTCTCTTGTTAGAATTACAACTAAAGGTATTGAATATTTGGAGGACAACTCTAAAATGAAACAGGCTTATAAAATTTTGAAAGAAATAAAAGATTGGATACCTGGAATGTAGCGCTGGGGATATATAAGCGCTAGTGAAATAATTAGTAGGCCGAAAGCTATTATAATCGAATTTATTGGATTTTATGAAGTAGTGTTTTTCTGATTGGGTTTGATAAAATAGAGGTGTGAGGGGGATTTCGTCCTCCATCTTAGTGTTTATCTCTCTTTTGCGAGAGTCAGGTTTACGTTTTTTTAAATTTTTGAGAGTATATAAATTTTGTGAGGATATGCTATAATATTACCAGGTAATAAAAAAAGCACGTTTGACCGTGCTAGTTTCTTGCCTGCTGAACTCGTCAATATTACGCCCTTTTTAGGGCTCTTTTTTGTGGACTTTTTTAGGAATTTTCAAGAAAAACTAAGACGATTTAATGCCTAATTGTTTTTGAAGAAAGTCAGTATTTTCAAGGGTTGAGCTCTAAAAATTTGACTTATAGAGTGTTAAATGATAGTATAGTCAAAGATAGTCAAGGTTTAAAGAGAGAGGTGGGTTTGTAATGAGATTTAAAAATACATCGGATCATATTGAGGCCTACATCAAGGCAATTTTAGATCAATCTGGTATTGTGGAGTTGCAACGGAGTCAGTTGGCCGATACTTTTCAGGTTGTTCCTAGTCAGATTAACTATGTGATTAAGACACGCTTTACGGAAAGTAGAGGCTACTTGGTTGAAAGTAAGCGTGGTGGCGGAGGCTACATTCGGATAGGACGGATTGAATTTTCCAGTCATCATGAAATGCTCCGCGATTTGCTTTATTCAATTGGTGAGCGAGTCAGTCAAGAAATTTATGAAGATATTCTGCAGCTTTTGGTTGAGCAGGAATTGATGACCAAGCAAGAGATGAATTTGCTGGTGGCAGTAGCTTTGGATCGCGTTCTAGGAGAAGAAGCTCCAGTTGTTCGTGCTAATATGCTACGACAGGTCATACAAGAGGTAGATAGAAAAGGGAAGTAAGATGAAC